AATCTTATTCCCAGATACACCACCAAATACACTACCTGAAACCAGTGCATTAAAAATGTATGAACCTGTATCAACATAAGTCTCTGTCTCATCAATGTCGGAAGCAAGTTGCGTATACTCACCACCAATTTCTTTTACAATATCTTTAAGAAAATCCATCATTCTTTCTCCATATTTTCATTTTTATCAATATAGTTCATTTTATAAGTCCATAATTTTTGATAGAGTGCAGAATCTCCTCCCAATCTCATAGCACTAATAATCGTATTCAATTCTTTTTCGTTAATAGGCAAATCCATCAGTTAAAAAATGACTCTAAGGTTGTTATATGTTCTGTTTTCCATCCAATTGCATCAAGAATGGACTTAAGTGGTTCAAGAAAACTTTTTTCAAATTGTAGTTCATAGTCAATATATTTGTCAAGTCCAAGTTCCAAAGGAAAATCTTGAATGAAAGAGACAATATTTTCTTGAATAATATTTGGTTTTTTGAGGTAGATAAATTTAATCTTTTCCCCATTACCAATAAGTGAATATTTATTGGTGAGTTTTTTCTCTTTAATATAATGATTAAAGAGAAGTGCTCCACGAATATGAATTGGTGTTCCCTTCATATAAATGTCAGAATGGGAATGATATTTACGAACATCTGAGGCAGTTCTTGGAAAAGCAATCTGCTCTGGTGGCAGTTTTTTGAAGTCAGAACGACACTTATCAATAAACTTAATCACCTGTTCTTCAGTTCCACTCATCATTAGTTTCAGACCATCTTTAATCATCTGGCGACAAGGAGCAGGTGTGGAGGATTTAACTGCCTCAATACCCATCATCTTCAGTTTAGGTTCTTCATAACGAACACCCTCACTATCCCAAACATTGAGAATATACCGCTTTTTGGCAGTCCAGATTCCACGGTCAGCAATATTCTCCCGCTTCATCTGCATCTTTTGGTCATATGCATTCACATAATCCGCCAGTTCTTGGTAGCAACTTTCAATATATTTTTCAAGTTCCACCTTAGCGACCTTATCAAGGAACGAAACAACGCTTTCAGTAGTTTTTTCTCTTCCCTTGTATACAGTTTCAACCAAAGGACCCATATTGAGATAAATGGAATCAGTATCAGAAGCAATAACATAATCTACCTCTTTAGTTTTTAGAAGTTTATTGAGATAAGTATTCATTTTTTCTTCTATCCAACGAATAGCAACTTGCCCAGAAAGAGTAATTGCCTCAGCATTCGCTAATTTAAAGTAACGAAAATACTGATTACCAATAGCACCATAGGCAGAGTTAAGTTGAATCTTTCTTGCCATTTGGATATTGTTACATCTAGCAATCTCCTTCTCAAGTTCCTTTGTCTTTTTCTTTTCATACTCCTGTTTAGCAGCAAGCATCTTCTTTTTGTAAATGGTGCGATCTTCATAGATCTTTTCCATCAACTCTGGAAGAAATCCCCGAACATCTTTACGATACATTGCCCCATTAGCACATACCGCATAGTCCTTATACATTTCAAATGTGAGTTGTTTGTTAAGGATCTTATCGACACTAACAGATGGGTGCCTTTCTTCTACCAAAGTTTCTGGTGAAATATTATAACCCATAATCAGGTGAGGATACAGTGAGTTAAGGTCAAAGTTCACAACCCAATCATACACCCCAGGAATCGGTTCTTTTACATAAGCACCAGCATACTTAGAATCTTTATCAGACCTCACGTTTGGAGGAATCACAATATTCTTCTTTTTCAGATAGTTGTAGATAATTGTATCCCACATACGAACCTGAGAGAAAACATCAGCATAGTTTGCCTTAGCATCATACGCCATCGTCAAAGCAAGTTCAATGAGTTTCATCTTGTCTTCCAAACGGTCAACAAGTTCTACGTCAATGATGTTGTATTCTACAAACTTCTGCCAACCTTTGGTGTAGAAATCTTTGAACGTATCAAACTCACTGTGATCTAACTTTTTCTGACCAAGTTCTACATTTGCAATGTGGTCAAGACGATAAGATTCCTGTGCCTTATAAGTAAACTTCTTATAAAGATTCAGATAATCAAGTTGACTTACTCCACCAATATCATAGGAAATATGCTTACGCCCAGAGATGAATGTTTCACTTTCAGTTACCAATCCCCATGGAGACATACGCTTCATGAGTTTTTCTCCCAGAACACGATCTATACGACGAACCAAGTATGGGATATCATATAATTCACTATTCCAACCAGTAATGACTTCAGGTGTATTCTCCTCAATCATCCACCAATTAATAAAGTCGTTCAACAAATCATGCTCATTTGTAAAAGAACGATATTTTACATTACTCTGTTGATTATTGAACTTACCAAGACCCCAAGTAAGAATCTGTTTTGTATTATAATCTTGAAGTGTAATGAGCAACACTTCTTCAGCGGCACTTTCCACATCAGGGAATCCATTCTCGGATGCAACCTCAATATCAATTGTTGTTACTTTGATTTTATTAATATCAAACTTAACTTCATCTTCAGGATAAGTTTCGGAAATATATTGATAGATGTATCGGTCATTTCCATGAATTGAAAATCCTTGAACATCAGTATATTTCTTAATAAATTCTCTACATTCTCTTACTGTTCCAGGTTGAATTGGTTCAACACATTCACCATTCAGAGTTTTATATTCAGTATTCTTTTTTGAAGGAACAAAAAGAGTCGGGTAAAACTTCTCACGGGTCATGAAATGTTTACCATTTTCATAACCACGGACCAAGAAGTGGTCCCCGACCATCTGGACATTTGTATAAAATCGCATTATGCAGTCAATTCAAGATACTTTTCAACAATTTCTGGTTTAGGATTTACAATAGTAAGAATACTATCGGAGTGAATCATCATTTCTGTTTGGTCAGATACATCTGGCCAAGGAGTTAAATTTCCCTCAGCATCAATTTTATAGGGATTAATTAGTTTACAATCTGGTTCTCCAAGTTCAGAACCAACTTCAATAATCTCAGTGACAATTACATTGTCAACCTTCAGTAAAAGACACTTCACTGTTTTCGACATTTACTTTTTCCTCATACATTTCTTTAATAGTTTGAATTGGTTCTACAATCGTAACAACCCAATCTGGCGGAACTGGTATTTGTTCATCGCTGGTTAGAATAATCCAAGGAGACAAAGAAATTTCTAAATCACCTTTTGAATTTTCATTTTCTTCTACCAACAAAAATGCCTTTCTCGTCTCTATTTTATGAGGTTTCGTAAGTAGATACCCACATATCTTATCACCAGAAATCAATTCTTTGGCATCAGAAATAACAGTTTCACCAGACTTTAATAGTACTAACTTGATTGACATTTTACGATGTACTCTTCGATCATTATAGCAAAAAAATGGGGGAGCGTCAAACTGGATTGTGCCAGTTGCTCCCCTGCGGCGACGATATTCAGTTCTATTTAGTCGCCACCAGAATCACCAGAAGATCCTCCAGAACCACTATCAGTATTGAGAGCACAAACTTTCTTTTTGGGTGCCATAGCATATTTCACAGTTTTACCATAGCAATTTTCTTTTGTTGGTAAAGGAGGATTTCCAAAATCCCCAACTTTTTCCATAAACTGCTGAAAAGTTTTCATTGCCCAACTAAGTTTTTTTCTATTTAGAGATAGTCCTTACGAGTATGATGCTCTGGTACTATTTTCCCAAGTACGATCCGTAAAAGTCCGTCTTCAAATGTGACTTCGCGAACTTCTGTGTCGTCGGATAAAGTCCACGCTCGTTTAAAACTTCTGCTAGCCACTCCCTTGTGGATAAACGTCCTATCCGTTTCGGCATTTGATTTTTGTCCTTCGACAAAAAGCTTTCCATATTCTGTGAAAACATTGACCTCTCCCTTCTTGAATCCTGCTAATGCAATCTCTAAGTGAGACTCTACATTATTTACCTGAATAAGATTGTAGGGGGGATAGTTTGTTGTAGTTTCGTGAAGATTAAATAAACGATCAAAATATTCATCCATTCCAATACTATTGCGAGTGATTCTTTCCATCAAAGCAGGAAGATCTGCAGCAGTAAACCGTGATGTTGCAAGGTTGGTCATTATGGTAGCTCCTTTAAAAGCGAGTTTGTGTTTTGTGGACCCTTTCGGCATCCTTATATAATTATAAGAGATTATAAAAAAAGACGGGTAGGAAACCCGTCCTTTTTTTATTCGGCATCTTCTACCTTTTTCTTTTTAGCACCAATATTGTATTTAGTTTCCAAAATCCAGTCCCCTTTGTCCTTATATGAAATAACCTTAATTTGATTTAAAGGAGCAATATCTACAATTTTTTCAACTTTTACAACTGTTATAAGACCCCAATCCGACAACAGTTGAATAATTCTGTTTCTTCTTTGAATATCATTCAAAGTCAGATTAGCATATTTACCATCTAAGGCAAAAAGTTCCTTAAAAT